ACTTTACTTGTTAAATGCTTTTTCTAATTCTGGTGCTATTCTGGTTGTTGTCTTTGTAGCCGGTTGCATAATCTCTGTCTGGTCTAGGCTGAACACTGTTGCAAATCCAACTGGTGCTGAATATGTTTCAGCCTTGCCGTCTTTGTCTTTTTTGCTAAACTCACGAAAGCCACAAAATATGCGTACTCCTTTAGAACCTTTTTTGACTTTTCTGCCACTATCTTTTGCCTGTAAGAAGGTAAGCCAACCGCTTGACTTGTAGCCTTTATTTTCTTTTGTAAGTATCAACTGCACTTGGTTTGTGCCGTTGTACTCTTTGCCTGTTACTATATTATATGGTCTCATAATCGTTGTCTTTACTTATTATCTATGTATTAACAATAACATATTACTATTATTATGTAAAGTGTTTTATTACTTTTATATTTTTTCTATCTCTATTACAGGAGTGATTATTGCATTATGTGATATTATTATAGTTAATGAGACGAATAAAAAGTAAACAATTAGCTCCAACAGATAGAAAAACAAAAGCTGTCCGGTTGACTAATTTAGACAAAAGACAGATTAAGTTTATAGAGTCTATGGCTTTGACTATGGGTCACATTACTAATTCTTGTCGGGCGTCAGGTATTACTAGGCAGACATATTATAATTGGATAGATAAGAATCCTGATTTCGCTGTTGCTTTAGAAAATACAGAGTGGGAGTTTCAAGATGATACAGAGAATGTATTACGACAAAAGATTGCAGATGGTGAGTTGGGTGCTATTACTTTTTCACTTACTAAAACTCACCCTAAGTATAGGTCAGAAAGTCAACCTAAAGTTCAGGTGAACATATTAAATAAACTGAATGAACAGAAGGAAATATACCAAGATTAACAAGTTATCCACAGGGTGGTGGTTGACAGTATGGTATACTAGTTTTATGGTAACCTTACAGACTGTAAAATTTATCATCACATAGCAGCCCTTTTACGAGGGCTCTTTGTGTCCGCTACATTAACAACAGGTAAACCTCCGCAGTGATTAGTAACTCCTGCGTAAAAAAAGCTTATTCTTAAGAGAACTCGGGACCCGCCCGTACCTGACAAGAGTTCATAAATACTGAAGCACACCACATACGAATAAGTAATAACCAACGAGTGCTAAAAACCCTTTAATCTTCTGTTGGGGAAAAGGGAATAGGTTATAGCGTCTAAATCGGTGACCGTTGAACATTCTAAGATTCTGAGATTCTGTACAAGACAGGGAGAACAGTCCGTCAGGAACGCTAGAGACTGAAAACAGAGGTAATGTTTACCCCGTATCCTAAGATGCTACTCCTGCCCCCAACAGGAGAAACTCTGTTACTCTTTTTTCTAGGGTGTGCTAAAATATAACAAATGGTTAAGGAGAAAAACAACGGAACTAAAAGGTTTGTAGAAGATAACATTAGAATTGTCAACAAAGAAGGGGAGGAGGTTGACTTTATCTTAAACAACATACAAAGACAATATCTAACTATAGATACTAGTAATAGGGATATTGTGTTAAAAGCTAGACAGCAAGGATTCTCATCACTTATACTAGCTAGGTTTACAAAAGATTTTATCCTAAAAGATAACTCTCTTTCTGTTGTAGTAGCAGACGGGAAGGATAACGCAACAGACTTGCTAAGTAGGGTTAAACAGTTCTTAAGTTCATACGAGAGGAAAAACAAGTTCAAAATACCCCTAAAATATAACTCTAAATATGAGCTACAGAATCAAGCTAATAATGCTAGGTACATAATCGGTACAGCTCAAGACCAGCAGTTTGGTAGAAGTAAGACAATAACTAATTTACACCTATCAGAAGCAGCTTTTTATCCTGACTTTGAGAAACTTATGGCAGGAGCATTGCAGGCAGTAGTGCCTAGTGGAAATGTGGTTATAGAAACTACGGCTAACGGGTTCAACGCCTTCAAAGACTTCTGGACACGCTCAGAGAAGGGAGAGACAGGTTTTACACCATTATTCTATCCAGCTTCTAAGTTCTATGATAGTGAATACCTAGCTCAGAAAGAGAAAGAGTTAGGCAGGTATTACAGACAAGAGTACCCAGAAACAGCACTAGAAGCATTTATTACTAGTGGTGATTGCTTCTTCAACTTACTCGCGCTCGAAAAGTATCTAGCAGAGGTAAAAAAGCCAATAAGTAAAAACATAATCTATGTATAAAAAAAAGATAGAGTGGTCAGAAGTAGAAGAACATTTCAGAGACGCTGTCGACTATATTAGCAACCACGAGTATGTGTCTGATGAGGGGTTAGAAAATGAAATAAGAAAGACTGTCAAGCACGGTCAAGTTGTAATGTATCCAGCTGGTGCAACTATGGTTATGAAGAAAAGAAGTAAGCCAGTAGACTATGGTGATATTAAAAAGATTTACGAGAATACTTATGAAATAATAGATACAGATAGCTATAGCCACGACTCTGTTGACCCTCTAAAATATACGTGTAGAGATTGTTCAAACAGAATATGGGGAGAAGATATTTATTTATGCAAGACTGTTCATACAAATATTGATGGGAGACCTTTTGTTAGAAGTGAGTATTATTGTAAAGAACATTGTGACGTTGAAGATGAACCAGGTGTAAAGGACAGCATTAAAGAGGTCAAAGATAATGCTGAAAAAATGTTAAGTATCCTATGAACTACTACCAATACAGACCTATAGAACAGGGTGAAGTTCTTATTGTTGGTGGTGACTGTTCAGCAGGTGGGGGAGATTATTCTGTAGCTCAATTCTATTCTAGGACTAAGACTGACTTTCCTATGGTGTATCGTACTAAACAGCTAGCGTCAGTAATGACTCAAGAACTATACCCAGTACTAAACAAGCTATACGAGAGAACTGGTGTACGACCAATAATTGGCTATGAGCGTAACAATGGGGGAGTGTTTGAAATGGATAGAATGGCTACACTCAACAGAGAGAATAAGTTTGAGATATTTAAGATGCCGAGTTATGGTTCAGTCGATAGTGCAGAAAAGAATGCAGTCAAACTTGGTTGGGATACCAACTCTGCTACTCGCCCTGAGATGCTAGCAAATCTAAAAGAGTGGGTGGATAATCATTTAGGCAACATTTATGATAAGGTTACAGTAGATGAGTTATTCAGCTTCATAGTCGTACAAACTACTGCTTCGTGGAAAGCTCAAGCTGAAAGTAATGCTCACGATGACCACGTTATGTCTATGGCTATAGCTCTAAAAATGGCTGAGATAGTACCAGATAACTACGGAGCGAAGGAGAGACCACCAGTATTTGTGGGTTATCAAGACGGATTCGGTGGAGTAAAAGTTCCAATATACAAATAAATATGACAATAAATAAAGTTCTAATAACAGGAGCAGGGGGGACAGTAGGTAGGGCTTTTGTTCGCTTGTTAACTAGTAAAAAAATAGATGTAGTGGCTGTGGATAACAACGAGTGGGCACTAGCTGAAGTTAAGAATGATTATCCTGATATAACGATAGATTTAAGTTCATTCGCTGATGTAGATTTAGACTACTATACACCAGATGCAATTATACATTGTGCTGCCTATAAGCACGTGAACTTTGGGGAAAAGGAGATAGATGAGTTTGTGAGAAATAACGTTGTCTATACCTCTAAGCTCTTTAGGACTACTCATAGATACGGCATACCTACATTGTTCATCTCAACAGATAAAGCAGTAGAGCCTCTAAGCGTGTATGGGTATACTAAGGCAATAGGTGAGGCACTAGCTAAAAAGTATAATCACTCTGTTGCTAGAATGGGTAATATCCTGTCTAGTTCTGGTTCAGTAATACCTACTTGGGAGAAACAGATAAAAGATAACTTGCCTATAACAATCACAGACCAGAGAATGACTAGGTTCGTGATAGAAGATTATGATGCAGCTAGTCAAATATGGCACAAGTTTATCCAACACGATAAGTTCATAGTGCCTGAAATGAAAGAGGTACGGCTGATGGACTTACTAGCAGAGGTGCTGAAACGACACGGGTATAACAAGCCAGAGGATTATAAAGCTGGAGTGGTAGAAATAGGAATAAGACCAGGAGAAAAGCTAAAAGAAAAAGTAAAATGGGATTGGGAGAATAACTTATGAACGACTGGAGTAAATCAACATTTAATCACGGCAGCACTAGACCAGAATGGTTTGAACTGATAGCTAGACTAACAGAGGGCAAGAAGTCAGTACTAGACTTGGGTTGTGGCATTGGCAGGTTTACTAACGCTTTTAAGAAAATGTCCTATCTAGGAGTAGATATTTCACGCAAGAATATCAAGATAGCTGAGGGATTATATCCACCATACCCAAAAAGAAAGTTTGTTGTGGCAGATATAACTGACTGGGATACTGACAGAGTGTTCGACATAGTCTTTAGTTGGGTAAGTTTGCAGCATATAGACCCTCTTTATTTCGAGGACTTGATGAAAAGTGTTGGGAAGTGGGGTAAGTCTGTTATGTTTATGGAGCATACAGCTGAGATGACGGCACCATCTGAGTATATGTGGGCTCACGACTATAAGAAATATCTTGATATAACATTCAAAGAGCCGATTGTCGAGGGTTCAGAACTAATGCTAGGTAAGGTTAAAAAGGAGTATTTACCAGAGTATGGGAAAAAAGATAAAAAGGTATAGTAATTATACAAAAGAAGACCAGAACAAAGATGAAGGAAAGATGGTTACTGCTATGAAACGTAAAGGCTTTATAACAGGCAATACAAGATTATATGTTCTAGCTAGTGAGTTTAAGGGGGCTGATGATGTAGAGAAAACTAGATTGTGGTTGCAACACCCAGAGTTCAAAAACTTTTTAGAAGGTAAAAAATAAATATGGATAGAATTATTATAGGCACTAAGCAATCAATAAAACTTAGTGCAGAAAGGGAGTAGCTGATGAAAGCAGCTATCATCGGGAATGGAACTGTTGGCAAGGCTCTTGGTAAAGCTATGGGGATAACTCCCTATGGTCCAGGAGATGAGCCAATCAGCGCTGATGTGGTAGTTATCTGTGTACCGACAGAAACCAAGGAAGGAGTACACGACCAGAGTCAAGTTGAACAGGCAATATCAAGAGTAGAAAATGCGAAGATTATTGTTTTACGTTCTACTGTTTTACCAGGTACTTCTGACAGACTAGCCAAAGACCTAGATATTCCTCTTGTTTTCGTACCTGAATATGGGTTTGAGGCAACGATGGAAGAAGACTTAGCACACCCTAGGTCGTTAATACTGGGCGTTGGTGAAGGTGTAACGCTTGAATTGGTAGATTTGGTTATTACTACCATGCCTCGCTCTAACTCTGTTAAGAGTATGTCCCGAGCTTCTGCCGAGTTCGCTAAGTACTTCGCTAATATCTGGGGCTGTTCTCAAGTGACACTTGCTAATTCGCTGTATGACTGGGTGATAGCTCAAGGGTACGATGACTTAGTATACAGGGATGCTGTTTTAGGAGCACTTCTTCACGGGAATGTACCTGAATGGGGTTGGGAGATAACTCACCAAGGCACGCGCGGTTACGGGGGAAAGTGTCTTCCTAAGGACATACAGGCAGCTATAAGTCAGTATTCACATGAATTGTGGAGACAGTTCGAAATTCAGAATAGGGAGTTGAGAAAAGAGGTAATTGACAATGACCTTACATAACCTTAAGAGGGATACTACGGTTTCCCTCTTTTTTACAAAATGAAAATACAATTTAGCAAACCAACAATAGGACAGGAAGAAATAGACGCTGTAGCTAGAATAATTTCATCAGGGTGGCTTGCGGCAGGGGCAGAGACAGAAGCGTTCGAGAAAGAGTTCGCAGAGTATGTGGGGGTTAAATACGCAATCTTTACAAATAGCTGTACGAGTGCGCTAAAGATGGCTTATAAATACGTATTGGAGGATATGGAAGGTGTGAGCAGGGTGTTGGTTCCAAAGAATACATTTTGTGCCACTTATTCTGCTGCTGAAGAAATTGGATTATCAACAGTCTACTTAGAGGACTTCAAGAACAGGCAAGCCTTCCTGAAGTATGTACATAGATTCCCAGATATAGAACGTGTCAACGTACACTATGGTTCAGTTCAAGATACAACCCCCTGTCTAATAGAGGACTCCGCTCACCGTATTGAACCGAACGACCCTCTGGTAGGATTGATACGCTGCTATTCATTTTACGCAACTAAGAATATGACTACTGGTTCGGGTGGTATGTTTGTAACTAACGATAAAAAGATTTATGAGAAAGCTAGGTTATACTGGAAAGATGGGATTGACAAATCTACAAAAGATAGAGCGAAAGGGGACTTGGATTATACTGTTCGTGTTATGTCTGGAGGCTATGATGGTAACGATATTGCTGCTGCTATCGGGCGTGTGCAGCTCAGAAAACTCCCAGAGTTCAACAGGAAGCGTAATGCCATTGTGCGAAAGTATAATCAAGCCTTCGGAACGAAGTGGACAGGAAACCACCTTTACCCCTACTTTCTAAGTTCAGAGGCTGAGCTAAGAAAATTCATAAAGCACATGCAAAGCAATGGAGTTAGCGTAGGTTGGCACTATCCTGGCACAGGCTGG